CGACTATTGATATTGTTGCCCAAATAGCTACATGGCCGCCCACTGGCCTTGCAACACTACTAATTAATGTAGTACCGTCTTGTGAAAACCAATAATTGGTAGGTGCTCTAAATTCTATCAATGATCCTTTTCTAAAATGCTTTGTATCTATTGTAGCTGTATCTCCTACTTTTTGTACTACACTACTCAAAGTAAAGAAGCCAGTACTTAAATTACCGCCGGTACCTGCTTGATTCCAAGTAATGTTTGCTGTTGCTGGTGTTATAATAGGAAATTTATCATAATATAAATTAATTAATTCTTCATCTCTAATTAAATTTGAAATATCTTTTTCTGCAATTTCTCTTGTAGTTTTAAGTGAAGGTAATGCTATAGTAGAACGATTTTCTTTATCTTCCTTATATATAAAACCATCATCACTGAATATATCCAAATCTTTAAATGTTCCTGTTGGATCATTAATGTCGCTATAGCGACTGTGTCCACTGTGTGTTCTATTAATTGCTCTAATCTTTTTAACATTAGCTGCATTTGAATATGGATAAACAGAATAATCTTGCGCCGTGATCATCCTATCTTGTGTTGCATATACTAGCGGAGCAGCTAATTGAATATCTGCCATGCTTTGACTAGCACTACCATTACTAACTGTAGTTTGTAAACTTAATGTCAATGTTAGTGTTTCACGTTCGCCAGCTTTAGTAACATACGGAATTGCTACTGTTTTTTCTGTTAAATCTACAGGACGAGCAATTATATTTTGTCCTGTACTTACTCTGTGCCATACTCTAATAATATCTGTTGGAACGTCTCCAAATCTACCATCTGCAAATTTAATAGAAATTTGATCATTGTCGCGCGACACAACTCTAAATATTTTTCTAATACTTTTTTGTAATGAATTAAAAATAATATTATTACCAACTAAATTGTCCACTTTTGTCCATTCTTTTGTTATGGTACCTGCTTCTGATATATTTTGTACCCATACATCATTTTCATTAATATTATTTGTAGCAACATCTAAGATTTGATTTTCTATAGGTGTTGCAATTTGATAATCTGAAAAAGATAATGCTCCTTCTTTAAACATTACAAAAAATCCTGTATCAGCAGAGTCTATACCTAAATTGTCATTTCGATATAACATACCAAATTTACTATTTGGATCAGGTGTTTCTTCTTTAATTACTTTTTTATTTTCAAAAGTAGCACTAACAATTTCTAATTTTGTTGCTATATTACTAATTACAGCAGACATCCCGTAAACAATATCATTTGGTGCCGGTGTATTAATAGCATATCGTTGTGTTTTTATATCATCTACGGTGCCTTCAGTACTGGGTGTACCAAATTGATAACTATTATCTACTGCACTATTCATAATAGTTATGAATTGTTCATATACATCAGGATCTGTAATACTATCCCATCTGATGGTTGTATTTTGTAAATTTACATTATTTGCATCTGTTACTATTTCTGACGTAGATACTCCGACTACTTTAAGTAATCCATGTAAGTTAATATTTCGTTTAGGATTATAACCTAAGAAGTCTGCCAAACGTAAAACACTTTCTTTTCGTTCTGCTGTTGATAGAAAATTTTCTCTCGAATTAAGATCAATTCTAAATGCTAAATTATGTCCTAAAAATGCCATTAAATCTATCAATGAAATAAATTCACTTGAACTAATCCAATCATTGAAATCTTCTGGATAATTAGTTTCAATATAATCTATTAATGCAGTTCTGATAGTTTCGTAATCATATGCTTGAAAATTTGAATTAGCAAAACTTTCATAAATTACTTGATAATCTTCAGCTGCAAAAAGGTTATCTTGTCTTACGTTTTGTGCCATTAGTTATTCACCTTTATTAAAATTCAACAGTAGCATTTTCGTCAAATTTTATATTCAATGTTACTGGTTCTGTTGTAGGTACATATGTTAAAGATATTTCTGCTTCAAGTCCCTGTTCTTGCATATCTCTTACTTTAATACCTTCATTGCTCCACCTAGGATCTTTTGCTACTATACGAGATAAATCAGTTTGTAATTCGTCTTGTGAAAAGTCAGTTAATGCATCAAATAACATATCCCATGCAATGCATCCAAACGTAGGAGCCATTACTCTTTCACCCTTTCGAGTATAGATTTCATTTAGCAAATCTTGCTGAGCAAGATCCCTATCGTGTATTATTTTTGGCAAAGATAAATTGCCTATTGTACTATACCCAACAAATTTATATCGCATAATGTATGTATTTATAGGTTTATTAACTACATATATAATAAAATTACTACGCCGCTCGCTTTGTTACTGTAATTAATTCTTCTGGCCAATCAATGTAAGGTAACCAATGATGATGTATACTAATTGGTCGTTTTTTAAGACGTTTAACTATATCCCAATAAGAAGGCATAAAGGAATTATGCTTAATGGGTATTTCTTTATCACATTTAATTTGGTTACAAGGTTTACAACATGTAACAACATTTTCCCATACTGATGCTCCGCCTTTACTTCTAGGAATAATATGATCTAATGTGAGTGTGTCACTAGTGGGTTTAATACCGCAGTACTGGCATGCATAATTATCTCTTATAAAAACATTTTTCCTAGTAAATGGAATTGTTCTTTCATATGATATATATTTTTTTAAAATAACAACAGAAGGAACTTTATAAGCAACCTTAGGTGTATGTATAATCCAAGTATCATATGTATTAACTACACCCATCGACTCACTAAAGTAAGCCTTTATAGATATTTGCCATGGAACCACGCTAAACGGTGCTAAACAAAGAGGGTTACCATCTGCATTTAATATTAAAGAATCGCTCATATTGTTATAACGGTGTTTGCCCAATCCCATGCTTCGCCCCATTGGCGTTGCGTACCTGGATTAGGTCCTCCGTGATATGTTTCTGCTTCCCATTTAGCAAGAACAGCACCTACTATTATTGCATTGCTTTTAACTGCTAGTGTCGTGCTTACTGTTTCGGTTGTATCTATACTTTCTGCTTCTAAACTTTTTAAAAGTCCGGCAACATTAGTACTTGCCTTATATACAGTTAATGCTTCACTCCATGCTTTGCCATTAAAGTGATCGCTAACTCGTAATAGATAAAACAATGCCGCCATGCCACCTTCTAATGTTCTGAACCGTACTAACTTTTCATCAAATTCATTTACTGTTTCAAATCCTACTGCACCAAATTGGTCTTGCCATGTAGCAGCTCCTGTTAAAGAAGCAGGCCACATTGCACCAGGATTATTATTACGTACTGTAGGTGTTCTACTAGTAGGACCATTAAACAATGAAGTAGTTTTTTCTACCAATATTATTGCTTTTTTTCTTTGCTCAACTGTTAATCCTTCATTAGGATATTCTCCTAATTCTTTAAAGTACGCAGTTGCCATTTGTATTTTTTCGTCAGAGGTAAATGTTCCACTTATTAAATCTCTTTTAAGTTTATTGACTGCATTTATTCTTTTAGTAGCAACATTCATTTGTGGACCATATCGACCCAATGCTGCCATTGCTCCTGCTGTTGTAGCATAACTTTTTAATAGTTTATTATTTGCTAATTTGTCTGCCAATCCATATGAATCATCATTTAATATTTCTTGCATACAAGAATATGTATCACCGTCTGTTAATGTATAAGTTGCATATCCGGTTATCAAAGCATTAAGTGCTAATGCATCATAATAATTTTGTGTAATTTGTAAATCGTTAAGTAATTCTTGTGTAAAAACTTTCCGTATAGTAGTTGTAATATTATCGGTATATATTTCTCTTGCTAATTTTTCTGTAATACCAGAAGACATTGCCTTATCTGTTGCATCATATGTTGTATTATATCCAATAATATTATCAACAGGAGTTAAATTAAATTGTACATTTAATAATAAAGCATTGATAAAAACATCACTTGGAGAATTATCTTTTACTAATATTTTTGTAGTGATATCTACTTTAGGATCTATTCCTATTAAATCTCTACTATCCCAATCTTTTTTATACTGTTCTGGTAATGGCATTATGAAGGTTTATCCTTTGCAATTGGTGGTGCTACACGTTGAACTTTTGATACAGGTATTCCATATGGCATTACCAATGTAGGCTCTTCAATAAAGTGGCAATCCCAAGGTTCGTGTTCTGGCACTCGGTTACATATAGAATCGGGCACAGTTTTATTACAATCTAATGTAATAACGTCAATTTCTGCTGCCTCTGCTGCCGGAGGGCCATTCATGTCTATTCTTGCAGCTGTTTCTTTATAATTACCAGCACAAAGAATATTACCTTCCTTATCTGCCGATACATTATAATTTTCTTTAGCACGAATATCTATACTTCCTAATATTGCTTCAACTTTAATACCATCTTCGCCTTTACTTTTAACACGTACTTCATTTTGTGCTTCTATAGAAACTTTATCACCCGCTCTTAAATTAATAGATTCTTCTGCATTAAAAGATATGTCTCCCGAACTGTAAACATCTATTTTACCTGTTTCCCCTGGTTTGCCATCACTCATTTCTAACCATGTTTTACCATCTGGAGTAATAACATAAATTAATTTTTCTGTATCATGTAATAATATCTGTGCACCGCCTGCTGTACGTAAACGCACTAAACAATTATGTTGTCCTACAGAACCCGGTTTTGGATTCCAATGAGGACGAGGACCGCTGGCTTCTTTTGGACTTAATTTAGTATAACCATCATCCATTATAAAATGATGTTGAGCTGGCGTTGTTAATCCATATGCTTTAGTAGGATAAGGATATGCCCTATGTGATCCACTAGTGGATGTTCCTCTAATACCGTCTGATAGTAATCCTTGTGTTTCCAAATGTCTTGTCATTGGATCATGAGCCGGTCTATGTGTTTCTACATCATCTACATGTCTCCAGTTTCTTTCTCCACCAGGACAGTCCTCTGGTGCTGTCCCCTTTTCGTTTGTTTTTCTTGTCCACGGAATGCCAGGAATGGTAAATGTTTTATTATCATCAGGTATAGTACCTAATATTATACCTTGACTTATATCACCTC